TTTCGTAAGGGTTTCCGTAACCCTTCAGCTCGGTGGACCTAAATACGGTTCTAGTTACCCCGTACTCCTTTTCCATTTTAGAGTATTCAGTAGAAACCCCCATCACACCAATACTACCGACCTCGGCCGTCGTAGAACAATAGATGTTAGAGCAAGCCGAAGCCAGCCAAATGCCAGCAGATAAACAGGCGGTATCGGTATAAGCTATCAGAGGAACTGTCCTACCCAGGACATTTTGTAAAAAGTCGGCACAAGCGCCGCAGCCCAATACCTGCCCGCCACCAGTGGTAAACTTCAGTATGACCGCTGAGCACCCGGAGTTAAGCGCAGCAATGCCTGCATTCCTGATGTCCTCGTAGCCTACTTCATCCCGCCAGGACCACCAGCTAGACGACCCAGCTACGAGACAACCTTTAACATCAATAATACCGATGCTACCCACCTTTTGTAGAAGCCAATGGTCTTCTATTTCTCCATCGTCTTCCTCGTCCCAGTTAGTTGCCAGAGCAAATATATCCGCGCTAGCATTCAGCTTGCGGGCCTCTACCAACTCCCTATTAGCGAGGAATCGAGTGTAACTGGCTTCCGATCCCAGCCACGAATCAAACCCCCCTCTATGGGCGGCAGTGGTTTGTTTCTCTTTAAGCGCCATGCGTTATCTCCTAATTATTTAGCGGGTTTTCCGCCCGGTTGGCTCACAGGGCTACCTTGTGAAGTGCCCTCATTTAAGTTCCTAGCTTGCCCGTCTGTATTGAGCTGCATATCCTTAGGTTGTGTAGCTGATTGGTGCATAAACAGTGTTCCGGATAGCTTAGGTGCCCCCGGTGCTCTAGGACCTGTTCCTACCTTATGGGCAAATTCTTCGTCAGTGTACAGGCCTAAGCTCAGCTTCTGCAGCTCGGCTTGGAACATTACGCTTTCATGTGCAGATAACTCGGACTCAGGCCGTATATTTATCGGCTTAAACTTGAATAAACAGTAACTATCAGTACCCGTTAGCAACCGGGTATTTAAAGTAATAGCCCTACTCATTACAGTTTCTACCGGAACTTGTATAGACCGGACCATCTTAAGATAGACCAAGGCCTCGGTGGTAGCCAAGTTTTGTGACCCCGTGCCCAAACCCAATACTGAGGACATGGACTTTAACGAGGAGGCCATCATAGACCCTAATATTTCAAGTAAAGCTGTGTAGTCGGCCTTATCCCCCTTAGCCGAAAGCATATCTACTTCAACAGTATCATAGGCTACCAGGGCATCCTCAGGCTCTAGCTTATTAAGCAGTAACTCCACATCCCTGCGGGTACTGTTAAAAAACTCAGCCATTTTAGCGGGGTCCGATTGTACGTCGACCGGCATACTCTGCTTTACGCTTTCTTGCAGCAGCTTTACAACTAACCTGGAATGCCCAGACCTACGTAGTACCCGTGACAAGTCCTCCAGGAATTCGGAGAATACAAAAATCATCTGCAATGCGGCCTCTAGAGGGCTTCTTGGGAATATCGAGTTAGACTGTTGGTGCGTAGCCGCATAAAAGAACGTCGGAATGTTTAATGGGATAGTACCCCCTTGCGTGCTTTGCTGCTCTGGGTATTTAGTCCCATCAGGATTAGATATCCACCTAAGGGTAGGCACCGGCACCGATACCATCTTTTCCGGTAACAGGTAGGGGTTAAGCACGGCTTCCATAGCACAAGCTCCAGTCTGTAAAACCTCTTTAAGAAGGGTTTCTAAAAGTCCATCTATGGACTGGTTATCTCCATAACCTTTAGAGTAGTCGTGCTGGGTATCTGCCGAGGTTAATATGCCCTGAGCGGCCTGGGTAGCCTGAAGGTCGAACTGCCTAGACCCAGCCTGGTACCCTGTAACAGTGTACCCACTCATCGCCAGCTGAATGTATGAGTGGACTGCCGCAGAGAAAATCCCATTAAACCGAGTAAGTGCCCTAATAGCCTGCACTGCAGGTACCGAGCGTAGTTGTTGTATACTCTGGTTCAAGAACGATCTATCGGTATCCGCTATAGCGGAACCCTTATTCGGGGCAAATCCTGGGTCGGATACTCGGGCCTTACTTGCTACTGTCGTTCTAGGTAAAACAATAGGAGTAGCATCGGCGCCAGAGCTGGTCTTTATCTTTTTGGTAGCCAACGCAACCTCCTATTAAATGCAAGCTAACAGTTATAATTGGATGGATAATAAAGCTTTTTTATTTAAAAAGAAACTTTTGCCACCGGTTTTCATCTGTGGTAGTTTAATAATTGGTAATTGATGGGGTATTTAATATGGCCGGTAGCGCAAATTTTAAAAAGTGTTGGTTAAGGTTTAAGTTAGACGGTGCTGTGGGGGGTCGTGAGGTAGTTGACAGCTCTAAGTATTCCTCGCGGCCGCCATCCGGTACCCAGCCCCTAGCAAACGTAGCCTTCTCCACTGAGCACGTTAAGTTTTTCGGCACCAGCCTTAAAAGTGTTTCTTTATTTACATACTCACTAGGAGAGCACCACCCCCCTATCTGCCCCGTAAACAGCTTCACTATAAGCCTATGGGTATACCCACTAGCCGTAGGGGGTGCCGCTAAGGGTATATTCTCCTTTGATAACCGGGCAGGGGCTTTCCGCTTAACTGAAGCCACAGGTAGTAAGTTAAGCTTAGCTTACATTCGTGACGGGGGGCTAACTACACTAACCGCCGCTACAATAGGCCTAACAGTAAACGCTTGGCAGCACCTAGCTATTTGCTGGGATGGTACTACCCTACGTATTTTTAAAGACGGAGTAACTGCGGCTAGCACAGCCGTAGCCGCATCCAACTCAAATTTGAGTATTTGCGATAACCCACAGGGTAACCATAGGATAGGCAATGACCCCATATCCAATAATGGGATGGTGGGATACTACTCTGACTTAGTGGTGTATAATGATCTTGCGCTTTACACTGCGGATTTTTCCCCTCCAACAGCGCCTGACGTAGACTATTTTAGGGTTATCAACGGCACCATATCGGAATCAGCCGCAATTACCCTTTGGAAAATATCGGCCCATGACTGGCACACCGGCGTATTAGTAGGGACTACCTACAGCTCTGGAACGACTTACAAAATAAAAGTAGCCACTGATCGTTTATGCTACGTGGTACTCACCCCTTTCAATAACATTTTGAAAGATAGCCCAGCCCGGTATGGTTTGTCAGGGGATATCCTAATGCCCACAGACGCTCCGACTAACCCCCACTTGTGGGCTAGCTCCGTAACTGGGGCTTATGTTGAGAACACCGGGGCTACCTTAACTGCCCCTGATGCGTATACCGACTACCCAGGTAATACCTGGAATTACGTAGGCCCATTAGTACGCCCCGTATGTGAGGGGCCTTTATTACCAGTAGACGAGTAAATTATATGACTTTAAGAAATAGGGTCAGCTTAGACCGAGAAAAACACCACCAGATGCTCAACCAATTCGATAGCCCGCTCCCCAAGGCGCAACTGAAAGAGAGGCCTTATATGTTAGACGCTAACTCCTATTTCCAGGCCCGACAAGCGGTAGATGATGCGATTGGTAACCTGCAAGACGTACTGCCCGCTCTGACAAAGGACGATAAGGTTAAGCTTTATGACCTGATCGGGCCCATCGAAGCTGAGGATTACGCTAGACCACTCGAAGGCAATATTGGAATTGACGAGGTTACCGAACAGTACATGCTAGTTCAGCATATCCGCAGGAGTGTCCTAGACCCTTCCAACACCCTTAAGCACGGGGCTACCCCTAGGGAGCTTACTGCTATGGTTAGCGCTATGAGTAACCTATCTAATTTATTTTTCAGGCAGAGAGATAAAATAGATTTAATGCAGGAAGTGCAGGCAATAAAAAGGGCGGTCAATGTCGCCCTGGAAGATTGCCCACAAGAGGTTAAGGAAAAATTTATCACAACGCTGCAACGAGCCAGAAACACGCAAGAGGTAGAAACTACGGTTGGCAGCGACTTACCCCAAGAAGTACAGGTTGAAGGGGGTATTGATGGTAGCTTATAAAAATGACGAGGCATTAGATTTAACCCTACAATTCAATGGCTTACAAGACGCGCTGGACGTGTTGGGTGATTGGTTTGTCTGCCACCATGATCTTGGGTATATCGTAAAATTAGAACCGGAGATACCTAATTCAAATGCTGTGGAGCAAGCCTTAGAGTACCTTGACGACGTTCATGGTATCGTTTGCATAGACGCAATGGAGTAAAGCCTAGTGGCCTCAAACCCCGCCTCATCGCCGCTGTTCGATGACTTCATTGACTCGGTAAAAACCAGCTCTAACCGTGGGTCGATCAGTGCACCTAAGTGGATTTGCGATAACTTCCAAAACCCAAAGAACCCGCAAAAGCCCTGGAGCTTCGACGACCACGAATTCCAGATCGAAATCCTGGAGGCTGATGATAACGTTCAAGAACTCAACGTAGAAAAATGCGCCCAGGTAGGACTGTCCACCATCCAGATCATGGCCTTGATGGCCTTCGGCGCACTTCATGACTCGCTTAAAGCGGCCTACATCCTACCTACCGCACGGTTCGCTCAAGAGTTTACCCAGCTGCGTATAGACCCGATCATCTCTGAATCCCCTAGGGTATCCGCCCTGGTGTCGCCTGACGCCGATAGCAAGTCGGCTAAGAAGATAGGGTCGTGCTTCGTAGTATTTAGGGGAACCTCAGGGGAGACCCAGGCTATCTCTATCGACTTAGATATGATGATCGTCGACGAGCTTAACTTCTGCAACCAGAAGGTGTTGTCCAGCTTCTCCTCGCGTATGCAGCACTCAGACTACCAGTTGAAGCGTAACTTTTCCACGCCCACACAACCAAAATTCGGCATCAGCGGGCTTGCCAGCAAGGGCAGCCAAGGCCGTTACCATGTTAAGTGCAGCAAATGCAATACCTGGTCGACCCCTGAGTTCTTCCGTGACGTACGGGGGAGCGTGCTTTCTTATTGGATGGACCGCTTCGACAAAGACATCACGGCTATCCGTCCGGATGACATAGACTCCCTGGTTGAGACCTACGAGGACATGGGAGTATTACCGGCTGACGACATCTACATGGTATGCCCAAGTTGCAACCACAGCATAGAGGGCGATCTACGTAATAAAGAGAAACGGGCATGGGTACACGCTAGCCCCAGCCTGTTCAAACAAGGCAAGCGCTCCTATGCCGTAAAGCCCTTCGACCTTATGAAGTACAACCCAGCCCACACCGTACTCTTGTCAATGAAGGACTATACCTACAGTGACTGGGTGAACTTCCGTCTAGGTAACCCCCACGCCTCCGCCGAGGACAGCTTCATGGTGGACACTATCAAGGGGTTTGCTAGGGGGACGGGTTACGGCTTAACCGGTTTCCTGAGCCGTGATACTTCCGTTAGCAGCATAGGGGTTGGAAGAACTTTCTTATTAAACAATGGGATAGGTAGCGGTGTAGAAATATTCATCGGTGCCGACTTGGGTAAAATGAATAACGTGGTGATCGGCGCGGTTATGGGTGGTAAGCTGCATATCATCGCCTTCGGCCGGGTAGGCACCAACCAACTTCTACAACGCTACGGTGAGGCCAACTTCGGTATGCTCCTCGTAGAGCTTTTCCACTCCCTCAGCGCTACACGGATGGTGGTCGATAGCGCCCCGTCTTACGAGCCTGCACTGTACTGCCATGCCAAGTTGGTCCTGGATACGGTGTTTGGGTCCTACTATGTGCAAAGAGGTACGGGTAAGCCTGACATCTATTTGTTTAAAGACGGCACCGGTGTAGTGAATATTTGCCGGACGGAACACTTTGATGAGCTGGCTGGGGAAGTTAATGCGGGCAGGGTAGTGATGCCTAACTCCATGCAAGGGTCCGGGGGCAGTGAGGAGCTGTCCCTGTTCTACCAACACCTTGCAAACTTGTTAAAAATCAAAGTGTTGAATAGTAAGGGACAAGCTAACCAAGTGTGGGAGGCCCAGGGACCCGACCACTATACCCACGCCCTAGGATACTGCTACGCGGCCTACGCTTCAGTGGCGAAAAGGTTCAAGAGTGCGGTGATACTGCCCTTCCCTGGGCTAAGTACTGTTAAGATGAAGTGATGGTTGTGTTCAACGCTTCCAACACCTTAAGCGTTGCATGGTACGCATACTTCTGCGGGGTGTTGTAGTCGTTAACTATCACCAAGTCAAACGCTTCGTCGGGTAGGCCATGCTCACTTGCGTGGTTATCGGCATTCACCTGGTCAGGCCTAACCACCTTAACGAATAAAACCTTATGAGGGCACAGCTGCAATCCGTCCACCTCCGAGGGAAACCTAAGGTCGTCGATGACAACTCTAGGGAAGTCCCACTGATTGATTTTATTAAATAAAATATTAACCCACACCTCGTGGTTAACCAGGTTACGCCCCCACTCCGTCCCTAGCGTCTGCATCAATCTCCTACAGGTACAGTTGATCGGGTGGGGGATATCCTCGTTCTTACCATTCTCATCGTGTACCCAGTAGTTAATTTTATCTAGCGTAAATCCAGCTTCCATCAGGAGCGTCGTAATCATAGCCTTGATAGGGCCTGCAAAACTGTAGATGGGGTACTCCAAAGCTTTAGCAAGCGTCGATTTACCCGACTCTTTGGCTCCGTGAATAGCAATAATAGCTTTGTCTGACATAAATTATCCTTTATTAATCAATGAGTTGTAGTAAGCATCCAAAGCATCCAAGGAAGCAATCCCCAGCGCCGAGTCCGGGTTGCTTTTCATCAGGCCCAATCCCACCCTAAGCTCCTCCCTGTCTTCCTCAGTCGGAGCTCCCAATAACCCCTCCAACGCCGCTACCAACTGTGTGGTGATAGGGTCATCCCCTAAAGGTGCCTGTGCCGTAGTTTTTAAGTTATCGCTCATCTGACCACCCTCAAGTTGACGGGTATCGCATCTGCCTGCAAGGGCACCGTAAACTGCACGGGATTGCTCCTCCCCGAGATAGACACCGTAATACCTGTTGTGGGATTGATCATCACAGACGCCGCAGTTGCCCGGTACACACCGGCTTCTGTCGATGCCGGTATAGGTATATTACAGGCCCGGTTCGCATCCAACGGTGCTGTCAGGATTAAACGGGGACTCGGCTCAGTTAGCGGGTAAGTGGTAACAAAAGCCCTGCAATGAGTCACTTGGGGTTGGATTATGGGGTCAGACACCAGTGAAAGTGCCAAAGCGGGGGTGTAAATGGACTGAATTGCAAGAGCAAGTGTAGCTAATTTGAGGGTTTTCATAGAGGATTCTCTAGCAAGTGTAGCTAATTTGAGGGTTTTCATGCGTGCGGCTCCTGGGGTACAGAGTTGGCGGTAGGGGATGCCTGCTTGGCTGTGGGTATACCTTGGGTAAACGGAGGAGGGTTTTGGGTCAACCCCAGGTGCCAAAGTACATAGCTTGTGATCGACCTACCCTCCGACTGGGCAAGGTATGCAAGCTTATCTTTTTGCTCCTTGGTTATGTTGAGTTGTAGCTTCATGTGGTGGGTTCTCCTTGGGGTAATAAAAAATTAATTTATAGCGCAGGCCAAAGCTTGGTCTATTAACTCCTGCTGTTCAGGTGTTGGGTAGGCTCTTTGGTGGCGTTTAATGGCATCCTCCACGACAAGGTGGGTTTGCTTGGCCACCCAAACTTTCACCCACAAATCGGAGTAGTTTTGGTTAGCTTGCAGGACTACCTTGTGAGGTGGGTTACCTTCTAGGGGTGGGTATTGTTCGTTGAGTGCGTCTAGGAGAGGGGTTAGGTTCATTGTCTTGTTCTCATCTAAAAAGGAGGTAGTGTAAGGGAGGGTGGAGGGTGAGGTCAAGGGTTTCCATTTAGGTGGGGACGGTCACTAGAAGTTTTTAGCTACTAAAAGGGGACCACCATACGACCCTGACCTAAACCATTGATAAGATAACTACCCTGGGTTTCGATCCACCCTTGGCACAACTCTTGCTTACCCTCTCAACTTTGTAGATACAAAAACATAATGTGTGATATTCATCACATTTTCGCGTACACCCATTGACAAAGTTTAAACTTAATACTAAACTGTTTACCAAGCAATACAGATTCACTTTTTTTAAACCTTATTAGGGGATAAGACAATGTTAAACAAGATAGTTGCTATGGTTCTACTTAATAGATCATTAGGTGATATAGCCGCCTATGTATCAGAGCAATGCCCTAACATGACATCGGCGCAAATAGCAATGTTAATTGGTATGGCCCAAGAATGGGCTACAAAAGTTTAAATAAGCACCTTATCGCATAACGTAACCGCGATTCATAAATTAGTTACATATTTTTATAGTGAGATAAGACAATGCCTAAATTAACAGTAGTAAAAAACCAATTACCCGCAACCGATTACACTTTAGCGAGTGCTGTAAAAGACTTCCGTTTGCTAGAGCAGGCCGAAAAAGGCCGCGATTTTGTTTTGAATCTAAT